CCGGGTCCACCGCCTGGACCTCCAAAACCCGGATTCATTACCATAACCTTGACTGGTGGTCCAAGACCAAGCATTTTTTTTGCAGAGCCAAGTGCAAGCTTTGCTCCACCTATTATAGCGAGAGCGCCTTTTAGAAAATCAGGGAACTTCCCCAAAACGCCATTGATAAAGCCAAACACTTTTTGCAGAAGTTCTAATGCTGGTGACAAGTTAATTACAAGTTGCTTTCCAAGTATCGCAAGTTCTTCAAACAAACTTCGCCCTGTAGCTAATGCGTCGTTAAAGTTTGTCTGTAGTTCGCTTTGTTCCTCAACAGCAGCACCCGCATTCATAATAGCAGATAACTGTTCTCTGTTTAACCCAGCAGCGTTCGCTATGGCATCTTTTTGGAAAGTGTTTAGTGAATCAAAATCTCCGATTGCACCTTGTAACTGATCTCTTAAGAGATTTCCAAATGCGTCTGGTCCTTGAAGTTGTGCTTCCAGAAGAGCCATAGTATCAAACATTTGTGTTCCAAGAACAGCGTTGAGATTACCGGCTGCTTTTGAGGCATCATCAAACGTCATAAAGCCCTCGGAAATGCCAATTAATTCATCAACAGAAAGCCCTGTGGCTTGTGCTTGTTTTTCTAATTCTTGAAATATTTCTATCGCATTATCACCAAAATTAACCAATTTTGGAAGAGCAGAATTAAGATCGTTTAGTGCTCTTGGTAAAGAGATACCAATACCTTGTGCCAACAGTCTTGTGTCTTCTATTGCTGCCTCTGTTTGTGCGGTAGACATTCCCAGCATTCTTGTGCTTGTTTCTAGAATTCCAGTAAAGTCAGCAGTTGAAACGCCGAGCTTGGCATATTGAGCAGTAAGCTCTGTTAATCTGACCTGTTCTTCGGCTTGCATTGTGCCGAATCCAGAAAGCCCATCCATGAGTGAAGTGAAAGATGCACCAAGTTCTGCCACTGAGATACCAAGCTCTCGATTTTCTTTTTCGCCTTCTCTAAGTTGGGCATTATATACACCGCCTGCTCCAGTTGCAGCGTTGAATGCTGCCGTCTCTTTATTGATTTGCGCTGCAAGCAAAGCAGACATTTCGACAGATTTTCTAACAATTGAAACGCCAACATCTAAAGTATTAAGAGAGTCACCAATGGTTTTCTGGGCTTGATCAAAAGCTTCCTTGGTGCTTCCGGTTTCATTTGATAGTTTGAAAAATGAACCAATAAGGGTGTCAGACGCATCAGTAACGCCTGTCAGGGTTTTGATATTGTTTTTTAAAGCATTGTCAAAGCCTTGGAGCAACTTACTTTGAGCTTGTGTTTGTTTAAGTAGTCTTTGAAACTCAACAGTGGTTTCGCCAAGAACTTGTTTCTTGCGGATCAAGGCCTGAATAGTAATTTCAAGTTGCTTGTTATATTCTACAGTTCCTTCTTCTAAATCGCCAAGAATTTCTATCTGGTCTGATAGCTCCTTCGACGCTCTTTCAATTTCTTTTGCATCGGCAGCAGATCTGCGAGCTTCACCAGCTTCGGCGGCATCAGTAGTAGCTTTTGCTGAAGCTTTTAGTGCTTCAACTACTTTCTTTAACTCATTTAGAATATCGTCACTAGTAGCCATTCATCGCCCTCCTATTTAAATGGCCACTTAATACCCGTATCTCTTTCAAAAGATTTGATTGCTCTATCAAGTTGTGCTTTTGTTCTAAGTGTTTCAGGCTTATCTAAGCCATAGCGCTTCATTGATTTAAGATATCTTGCCTCATTTCCAAGAGCGCTTTTAAAAGAGTCCACTTGTTTTCTTGTACCAGCAATGCGGACAGGAACAGAGTTGCCCCCGAACATACCAGTTAGGATTGTTTGAATAGCCCCGCCCATCATTGCAAGGAAACTTTCATTAAGCAGCCCTTCTTCTTTTGCTTTTAAATTAATTTCAATTGGAACCAAGTCGTCTGGCTTGTTCATAGTGTGGACCTCCAAGTATACTTATCTCTTATAAATAGTTTTGTACAAAAAGAAACGGGCAATAAATGCCCGTTTTTATTATCTAGTTTTATTTTTGGCTTTTTTTATTTCTTTTGCTTGGTCTTCAAAGTGTTGAGACAGCCTTTCAACAAACCAATTTCGTAGTTTTACTGGTAGATTGTATGCTTCAATAAAACTCCAACCTCCATGCATTTTTAAGAAAAAGAATTGTTCATAGACGTGCGCCATGTACTTATCATTGAGGCCAAAAAAATTCCGAAGTAAACGGCACCTCCATTTCAGTTACCGCACCGCACGACGAACATTCGACCTCTTGGGACATGTCAATATTTGGAGTCACAGTCTGCACACAAGCTCGTAAAAAACGAGCATCTTGCGCTGGCATGTTTTCAATAAAACCACTTATTTCAGATGGAACCTCAACACCATTAACAGAAACAACAAGCCTCTTAAGCAAGTTAGTTGCTGAAGCTTCGGGAAGGTTATACTTTTTTAACTTTTCTGAAGATTGCTGAAGATATGCCTCGTCTTCACCAGTTAACAAACGAAACTCAGCGGAGAACTTTGTTTTTGGTAATTCCGCAACAAAAGTTCCATGATCAGTTAAAGAAACACTACTGTTGTCTTCTGGTAAAATTCCTTGATTTGCTTGAAACACTGACAAATCAAATTTATGTTGGGCTACTTCATTACATGAAGCACACTTAATATTAACTGAATACTCTTCACCATAGGCAGAAACCCTTGCTGCCAAAAGCATTGCGTTCTTGTCACCAATTAAGAGATTGTTTGCATTGATTGTTTTGTCAACTACAAGGTTTTGAAGCAATCTATCAATGGCAACACCCTTTTTTAATAGTGCTGGAGAAGTTAAGATATCTTCGTCCTTAGCAGTCATGTACCTCATTTCGACAACTTCTTTTCCATGAAGGGGATGATCTGTGGAATAAAACTTACCACGAGACGGAAGCTCAACAAACTCTGTTGGAGTTACATATGAAAGCGAAGCTGGGGCTGCCGGGGTTGTTGGAGCAGTAGCCGCAACAGCGTCCGTGGCAGCAGCAGTTCGCTGCTTATTTCTAGACATTTACACCTCTTTAAAATAGTCTATAGACAGTATAACGTATCTGTGCTATATTTTAAATAGTTTATAAAAAAATTATTTACGGGACAACTGGTCCTACAATACCGCCAACATATTCTGCCCAATCATATCGTACTGTAATTGCAATGTCAATCATTTCTTCAGAGCCATAGTCGTGCGAACCAAAGTTTACATCTGTAAAGAATGGATTTAACAATTCCCACTGACCAACAATCTGGGACTCGTTACCGCCGCCTGTTGGGGTGGCAATCTCTTGGATTACCATTCTGCCCATTGCTGCTGTAGCTGAAGACTTTGTGATTGTTGTGCCAGTGGCGGCATCAATACTTGTTGGCTTTTGTACGCCAGCGGTTTCAAGGTATTGATAAAGAAGCTCCGCACCATTTGGGCTAACAGGGTCAACAAGAGTTAAACTAATTGTATTCCAAGTCACTCGTCCTGGGTAATAGAAAGTGTGGTTAAAAAACTGGTGAGGGTTGTCACTAATAGTATAAGAGGGGCGATCAACAGACTTTGCAAGGAATGTTACATCCTGTCCTCCATCCGGTCCTAAAGATAGTTGTACCAAAAATCTAAATTGTCTTTTCGGTTCAAAATTTGGATTTAACCAAAAGTCTTGTTTTGCCATTATTTATAAGTCTCCATTTGTAATATATAGTGCTTCACTTTTTAATCCTCAAATCCTGCACCTGAATTTGTAATAACAAAATCAAGGGCGATGAACTCAATTGCTCGGGCAGGCTTAAGGAAGATTTTAGCGTACATAACATTTCTATCAACCAACTCTGGAGTTGTTGTAGAGCTATCAAGCACGATCTTATAATCTGTTAAACCGAGGCGGGCTTGAACCGAAGCAAGTAAGGCGTCTGCTCTACCCTTAAATCGGTTCCAAGTCGCTTGAACATTCTGGTCAAACAAGGTGGTTGCAGCAATTCTTGAAATTTCACGCTTAATGAAAATCATAAGGCGACGAACGTTAATTCTGTCAAGTGCTGAAGGTGTAACCTGAAGAGTCTTTTGACCGAAGATTACAATACCCTCTGCTGGGAATGTTGCGATTGGGTTAATGTTTGCCTCATAAAGATCATCACGATCTCTAGAAGTAAGTCTCTCGCGAGTTTGTATAACAGGAAGCCCTGCTGAACCCTCAGTCAAGCCACCACGAGTGAAGCCTGCGGGTGCAAACCAAAGCTCTGAGCTTTTTTGTGCGCTGGAGAAAGTCCCAAGAGCAACAATTGAAGGTGGAACAAACAGCAAACTATTGCTAATGGTGTCACGGATTTGAACCCATGGGTAGTAAGCAGTACCATAGGAAGAATTAATCTTTCTATTTCTCAAGTTAGTAATAGCAGTCGATACTGAACCGAGATTAGACCCATCAGAACTGTTATTCTCAGTATTAGCATAGTATCCAGTTTTCAGATCGATAACGGCAAGAGCATCACCACGATTTTCACAAACTTCAATCATATGATCAGTGAGTGGCTCGTTCCAGATACCAGGGGTTGCCATTAAGTTGTACTCGACAATTTCTGGATCCGCTACAGTGTCAATTGCTCTGCGAATACTGTAGTATGCATAGTTGTTTGTGTCTGTGCCGCCTTCAAGGTCTGTATTGTTAAATGGCTCTTTTTCTTTAACATTAAAACCATCAAAGCCACCATGAAGCGGAACAGTAAATCTGTTATAGCCTTGATCGAGTACCTCTTCATATGAAGAGCTAACTGCTGTGTAAGAATTTCCGTTTACGCGAGAACCAGAAACCCACACGCCGACAGCCGATGATGCGCCGACCTCTGAGGGTTGCACATCATCAAGACTGAATAAGTAAGAATATTCTAGCCCGATTCCTCTGGAATATGTATCCACTGCATCAGGAAGTGGTCTCACCACATCTTGATAGCTTGGCTCAAATCTGTTGTTAGTGGCTTGGGTTGAATCTACTCCAAAATATGCGTCCTTTGGATCTGAAATGCCACCATCGGAAGCGCTAACTCTTAGTGGCAAAGCGGGGTACAATACTCTTCCAGTAAATGCAAGTTGTCCGCCAGTTCCGCGACCAACGTTAATCCAAACATTTTGAGCAGTTTCACCAACGCCATCACCAGTCATTGCAAACGGCACACTACCGGAAGCGCTTGCCCACACATTTCCGACTTCAGCAGACCCAGAAGTGTATTCCCACTGTCTAAATCGCAATGGTCCAAAGTGTCCAAATGGCAATAGTGTTGCCTCTGTTGCTGCGCGGTCAACGTCAGTATATACCTCTACTCGAACATAGCTTGATGCATTAGCGTAATTTCCTTTTACAATGTGCCTTCGTGCTGTATCGTCCCAGGTAAGGAATTGATCTCCAATTACTCTAGCAATATATTGAGGAGAATTGGGATTGAGATTAACAGAGCTAAACCTTTCAAGCACAATTGGTGCATTGTCACTATCTCGTGCGTCTCGCAACTCAACACTGAATGATCCGTAAGGATCAAAATCATTTGTAGATGCTTTAATATCAGTGATTGAGATTTTTATTTTCTTCATTTCTTCCTCACCTGCATCTAAGGTGTGGAATTTAAATAACTTTGTAACTCTGGAAGTGTCTTCAATATCAAAATTGGCAGATGCATTTTGCATATCCTGTGAAATAATCCATGGAGTTTGCGCTGCTTGGAATCCATACTTAAAGTCTGAGGCAACTCCTGAAGATCCACTATCCAGCCCAAGAATAACACCGAAGGCTGCTCCTGCTGAACCTGTTGCGTATTTTGCCAAGTGTCTTTCGTAAGTTGGTCCAAGCCAATAGGTCTTAACCAAATCAGAATCAGTAACATCACTGTTTACCAGTGTAGGATTGGTATTAAAAACATTTCTAATGAACTTTGAGGAGTCAGGGTTAAAGTTAAAGGTTGTGGTTTTAATGTTTGTGCCACTAGAATTCTTAATAAGAACTTTAAACTCATTTGCTGTACCATCGTTCACAGCCTGAATCAAGGCAGCACTACCTGTAACGCCAGTGTCGGAGGTGTTTCCTCGGAGCGCTCCAGAAAGTTCAATTGCTCCCGATTCTAAATACCATACTGCTGCCAAAGCGCCTGTTACTGGTGTGGCGTGGGAAGCAGAGGGGAACACAAAGAGTCCGTAAGCACCAGCATTGCTGCCAATTGAAATATCATTTGCACCTGGGCTAGATCCCTCGCCTGAATACCAACCAGCTTCGCCTGCTCCGTTTTCAGCGACTTGAGAACTTTGAGCACCGAGGAGGCGAACAACAGTTAATGCACTGCTATTACGCAAGTATGCTTGTGCTGCATACGCGGCATAAGTAGGCGCAGTGTAGTTTCCATTACGCCAGACATCGCCACCTTGACCGCCTGGTATTGGGTTGCCAAAAATTTCCACAAACTGTGAAAATGAATCAACCTTAACGGGACGCATTCCTGGTCCTCGTTCTGTTCTACCA